AATTACAGACGGAGAAGGCGGTATCTATTGGACAAGTAATTGGTATGTGAAAAGAGTAATTAAACGTTTAGCTGATGCTCAAATTAAAGGCGGTACAAAATTAGGAGACTTTTTTGATGATCCAAAGCAATTACCTATAAAGCAATTCATAACAAATAATTGCAAATACCAGGGAGTAGAAATACACGATGTTTTAAATTTAATTGAAAGAACTAAAAACTATTAATAATGAAGGTAAAAATACAAGTAAGACGGATCTACCATAAATTTGCTGAAATTGAAACAGATATTGATGAAAATGAATTTGATCATTATCGAATAGACAATGGTAAATACACAAGTATAGATGAATTTATAATTTATAAGGAAGAGGATTGGATAGACGATCTTGAGCATAAAATGAATGAATCAGAATTTGTTCTTGGAAATGGAATAGATGATTTAGAAGGTATGAACGAAGTAGAATCAGAATCAGAGTATAGGTATGAATGTGAAAAATTAAGAATCGGAGGCCACTTATGAAAACAAAAGGAACATACTCAATAGTTGAAGATAACTATGAATTAGATATAAATTACGAATTTTATTGGAATGACGGAGATAATGAGTACCCTCCTGAAGCTGATTTAGAAATAGAAAATGTAGAATTAAACGGAGTAGATATAACAGACTTTTTTTGGGATTGGGTAAACGATGATCTCAATACCAGGGTATGGGAATACGCTCAAGAAAATAAATATTAATAATCATGGCATACGCGGAAACACAAAAAGACAGAGACTTCAATAAGGTTACCGAACTAATGGGAGACTTTATAGAAGCAACAAACGAGATCAACAAAATTAAACCTCAACTATCCTGGTTTAATGACTTTGTAGACTTTATTCAAGAATATGATGAAGGAATTTATAACCAGGCTTGTATATGGGCTGATAAAATGGAAAACAATGGGATATAGTAGCCAGGTAATAATAGGAATACCAAAAACAGAAAAGGTAAGATTGTTTAAACTTCAAAACTCTGAAAGGCGTTTTGTTTTTCCAGATTTATTTTCGCTTTTAAAAGAAACAAAAGACGGAATGATGATATACACAAGTATCTTTGATCTGAAATGGCATAGCCCTTATCCAGATGTAAAAATAATTGAAGACTTTTTATATGATCTCGAAGAGAGAGGCCTGGAGGCTTTTCAAATTTGCATAGGAGAAGACCAGGTTATTCATTCTGAAATAGGAAACCATTACGAACACCTGGAGATAAATTTAGAAATAAATATCTACGATTAAATTAGTATTTATGATTGTTTTACATTATATTTGTGAACTAAGTTTAACTAAAATTTAATCAAATTATGGACGATACACTACGAATGCTATTTGAGTCATTCAATCCTCAAAACCCACAAGCAAGAAACACCGCTATACATATGGCTATGTGTTCAAACATTATTAACAACATTCACGATGATGAAGAAGACACCGCTGATAAAAGCCAGGAGGTTACTACTATGGAAGATGATGATTATCCTTTAGGTATTTAGTTATGGGAAAAGAAGATAAAAACATGAAACTTATAGTATGGTCATTCCTGGGAGTGATCTCTTGCTTAATTGCTTTTCAATTATATAAATTTATAAAATGGTTAATATGAATTATACAGAAACCAGGACAGACGAACTTCAGTGTACTGAAGATAAAACTATTAAAGTAGACACTCCTTCTTATTATGATGGCAAAAACAATTATACCGCAATAGATGTTGTGAATAATTTTGATTTAAATTATAATTTAGGAACTGCTTGCACTTATATTTTAAGAGCATACAGAAAACACAACACACCTAATGAAGATCTTCAGAAGGCTATAAATCATTTACAATTTGAATTAAATAAAATTAATCAATAATGAAGAAACAAATATTTGATGACTATGCTACTGCGGTAGCAAAAAAGTTTCATCTAACTTTAGATGAAATGTTTACCTCTACAAGACGAGGAGATATAGTAGATGCCAGGCAAATGCTATATTATTTATGTATGGAAAGACCAATAAGAATATCTTACATACAAAGATTTTTAGAAAGCTATGACTTTAAAGTTACTCATTCAACTATAATACATGGATATAATAAAGCAAAGGATCTAATAAGTAATGATACCGATGTTAACGATTTAGTCCAGGAGATATTAAAAGATAATAATGTATAGTTTAAAACAAGTTTTTATTCAAGCTAAATTATGTAGTAATAGCATTCAAGAAGATATGCCTTATGGTGAAAGTGTTTTAAGTAAAGGTATAAAGATTCAAAAGTTTAGTGATAGGATTGAAATATTAGATCTAAACAGAAATGGAGATTATTACAAGGTAATTGAAAGTGATCATTATGATTTCTTTTATGAGTATGGTTGGATAATAGGTTGTTTAAAATTAAACATTGAAAATTGCTTATTTAAATTAAAACTAATTGAGTCAAAGATAAAGACAGAGGTAAACACTCGAAAGAACGATAAGCATATACAGAACTTAAAAAATAAAAGAGAAGCCATACTATTAAAGTATGCAAACAAAATAAAAGATTTAAATCTAAAATTAAATACAAATGAGCAAAAATGAAAATTACTTCAAAGACTTGGTTGCAAAAGATATTTCCAAGCACGTAAAAAAGAAAGGAAACTTTAATTATTTATCCTGGGCAATAGCCTGGAACTATTTAAAACAATCAAACCCAGGAGCGCAACGTATAGTGTATGAGGCGCAAGAAACAGGTTTGAATTGGTTTTCTGACGGAATGACTGGCTATGTAAAAGTAGGTATAATAGTGAATGATATAGAGCATATTGATTATTTACCTATTAAAGATTTTAGGCACAACTCTATTACTGTTGACAAAATAACTTCTATGGACGTTAACACTGCAATTCAAAGAGCAACTGCAAAAGCTATTGCTATGCATGGCCTTGGTTTAAGTCTTTATGCAAATGAAGATACTTTAATAATTCCAGAGATCCAGGAACATAAAAAGACACAGACCACAACAAAACAAAAGACCGAAACTTTAATCACATTAGAGATTGGAGACATGAATTGGGCTAAAGTTTTAACTTACATATCAAAAAATAAAGAATTAGGTTTAGAGAAGATAGTAAAAAACCTTAAATCTAAGTATAGTATAAAAGCAGTAGTGAAAAAAGAATTAGCTAAATCTTTTAAAAATGACTAAAGCAGATATACTTAAAAACCTGGAAGACGATGCTAAATATTATGGAGATTTTGGTAAGCAATACTTATCAAACTCAGACATAGGAAAGCTATTAAAAAACCCTACTCAGTTTAGAGTAAGTAATGAATTTACAAAGCCAATGCTTGAAGGTAGATACTTTCACACTAAAATATTAGAGCCACATAAAATAGGAGACTTCCAGGAGGTAGAAGCATCAACAAGATCCACTACTAAATATAAAGAGGCCTTGGCTGATTCAAATGAAGAAATGCTTTTGCTCACAAAAGAGAGAGAGCAATTAGATTTTTTATGCACTAAGATGACTTCTAATATGGAAATGTTTGATCTTATTTATGAAGAAAATAATGATTACGAAGTTCCAGAAATTCAAAAAATAATGAATTTAGATTGGAAAGGAAAGGCTGATATCTTAAACCATAAAAGTAATTTGATTATTGACATCAAAACAAGTTCTGATATCGATAAATTTATGTATAGCGCAAAAACTTATAATTACGATAGTCAAGCCTACATATACCAAAGGTTATTTGGTAAGCCATTAATATTCCTGGTAATAGATAAAAGAACTGCAAGACTTGGTATATTTGAATGTTCTCAAAGTTTTATACAAGGAGGCCAGGAGAAAGTTGAGCAAGCAGTAGAGGTGTATCAAAAATATTTTAGCAATGAAGCAACTGAAGACATACATACATACATACATAGGCAGACTTTATAAAAGCCTAAAGAAAACTGAAAAAAATACTATTATGTGGATAAAAGTTCCAATGTCTTGTAATAGTGCAGAGCATAAAACTAATGTTATGTTATCTGTCATAACCCATATGGAGCAAACAATTAAAATTAATAAACATGAGTGAAGTAAAAGACAAAATTTACGTAGGAAGTGGAAAAGAAAAATTTGACGGAGACCAGGTAGCAGTATCTGTTTGCTTGTCAGATCTTCCAAAAGATTGGATTTTTGAGTACAACAACAAAAAGTATGTGAAACTTATTGTACAGAAAAAAAGAGAAACAGATCAATATGGTAAAACACATTATGTAGCCATTGATACATTTAAGCCAGAGCAGAAGACAGAGCAGAAGGTTGAAGCAAATGTAGTTGACGAAGGAGATGGACTTCCTTTTTAATTAATCCTAACTGAATAAAATAGGGAGTTTACGCTCCCTTTTTTTACCTTTTATCTCGTGTCGAATGACAAAATTTTAACTCTATAGAGAGATCTATAGAAAAAAAACATTATAAATACTTCTTTATCTACATTATTATTATATATTATTGACATTTTCGACATTAAAATATATAACTAACTAATAAAGAGATAGTTAAGTAAAATAAAATCAACATAAAATCAACATAAAATGGACATAACCATATTTAAAGACATAAAACAGACATCACAACCTTTCTACAGAAACATAAACCTGGTGCTTAAAAGAATACAAGATGGATCTTCTAAGGATATAGTTAAAAAAATACGTGCCGAAAAAGACAAGAACAATAGGAATATATTAAAGCAAAAATTACCAGCAATTTGTTTTAGTGGAAAGTTTACAAAACGAAACGACAAAGCTTTAAAAGAACATAGTGGTTTGATATGCCTGGACTTTGATGGATACAAATCAAGTAAAGATTTATTGCAAGAAAAAGAAAAGCTTTCAAAGGATAAATATGTTTATGCAGTATTTATTTCTCCAAGTGGAAATGGACTAAAGGTTTTAGTTAAAATACCTCCAATCACAGAGAATCATAAAAGCTACTTCCTAAGCCTTCAAAAACATTTCGATAGCGAATACTTCGACAAGTCTTGTAAAAATGTCTCAAGAGTCTGCTATGAGTCTTATGATCCGTTAATTCATATTAACGCTCAGTCAAGTTTATGGGATAGTATACAAGAACAAGAATACAATGAGGTAAATAAGAATACTGATATACCAACAATACCAGTAACAGATGAAAACAAAATAGTAGAAATATTAGTTAAATGGTGGGAAAAGAAATTTCCCATGAATGAAGGAGAAAGAAACAACAACGCTTATGTTTTGGCTTCCGCTTTAAATGATTTTGGAGTATACCAATCTTTAGCAGAGTCAGTATTAAACAACTATCAAACAAAAAATTTTGATAGAGAAGAGATAAGAAGAACAATACGAAGCGCTTATTCTAATAAGCATAATTTTGGTACAAAGTATTATGAAGATGAAGATCGTCTTAACAACTTAAGAATGAAGTTGAAAAGAGGTGTGCCAAAAAAAGAAATTAGATCTCAATTGCAAGAGTCAGATATTGAGGTCGCTACCATAGATAATGTGTTGGCTCGTTTAGATGAAGAAAATGCAAACAATCAGTTTTGGACAAAAAACGACAAAGGAGTTATAAAAATAGTTCACATACTTTTCAAGCAATTCCTGGAGGAGAATGGATTTTATAAGTTTAATCCTGAAGGAAGTAAGAATTATGTTTTTGTCAGAGTAACCAACAACTTAATAGATCACACGTCTGAAAAAGAAATAAAAGATTTTATTTTAAACTATTTATTAGAGGTTGATGATCTAAGTGTTTATAATTATTTTGCTGAACATACCAGGTATTTTAGAGAAGAGTTTTTAACCCTTCTTTCGTCTATTGCGGTTTATTTTATAGAAGACACAAAAGATAGTGCCTATTTATATTATAAAAATTGTGCAGTAAAAATAACTAATAACCAACTTATAAGAATTGACTACTTGGATTTAGGTGGTTACGTATGGAAAGATCACGTAATAGATAGGGTTTTTAATGAATGTGATGCAGAAAGTTGTGATTACCAGCAGTTTATTAAAAACATTTGTGGTAAAGACGATAACAGAGTTAATTCTATGAAGTCAACAATAGGATATTTACTTCATGCTTGGAAAAACCTATCCTACTGCCCAGCAGTAATATTAAATGACGAGGTAATATCAGACAATCCAGAGGGAGGCACAGGTAAGGGTATTTTTATGAATGCCTTGAGTCATATGAAGAAATTAGTATTTATAGATGGTAAGTCATTTAATTTTGAAAAAAGCTTTGCTTATCAAACTGTTAGTGTTGATACTCAAATATTA